TTGACGCAACAACAGATAATAGCAGCGGAAGGCGAATGGCTGATTAAGGCGCGTGACGCACAATTGCCGCCATCGGGCGACTGGCGGGTCTGGCTAATCCTTGGCGGGCGCGGTTCTGGCAAAACACGGGCAGGCGCTGAGTGGGTGTCAGGCATGGCGCTGGGAATTGCGCCTTTTACTGCACGATCATGTGGTCATATCGCGCTGGTTGGTGAGACGTTTGCCGATGCACGTGAGGTGATGGTGGACGGACCATCGGGCATTTTGTCCGTCTCACGTGCCAGTCGACCACGTTATGAAACAACACGGCGGCGGCTTCTCTGGGATAATGGTGCTGTAGCGTCACTCTATTCCTCTGAGGACCCGGACGGTCTGCGTGGTCCTCAATTTGATGCCGCATGGTGCGATGAATTGGCGAAATGGAAAAACCCGCAAGCTACTTGGGACATGCTGCAGTTTGGTTTGCGACTGGGGGATTTTCCGCGCCAGGTGGTGACAACGACACCACGTGCGGTGCCTTTGCTAAAAACACTGATGAGCGACAATTCTGTTGCCATGACACATATGCGAACATCAGAAAATGCTGACAATTTGGCCGGTGGCTTCATGCAGACCATCAATCAGCGTTATGCCGGAACGCGGCTTGGGCGACAGGAACTTGATGGCGAACTGATTGAAGAACGTGCCGGTGCTTTGTGGTCGCGCGAGCGGATCGAACAATGTTTTGAACAGGAAGCGCCGCAGCTTGTGCGTATTCTGGTGGCGGTTGATCCACCGGCTTCATCGGGCAAGGCGTCGGACGCCTGCGGAATTGTGGTTGCCGGCATTGATGAAAATGGCATTGGTCACGTGCTTGCTGATGAAAGCATGTCGATGGCCAAGCCGCATCAATGGGCGCGTCGCGCGATAGCGCTTTATCACAGCTTTGAGGCTGATGCGATTTTGGCCGAGGTCAATCAGGGTGGCGAGATGGTTGCAGCTGTTCTTTCGGCGGAAGATGCTTCTGTGCCTGTCCTGATGCGCCGGGCATCGCGTGGCAAGTGGCTGCGCGCGGAGCCGGTGGCAGCACTTTATGAACAAGACCGCGTCCGGCATGCCGGACGTTTTCCGTTTCTTGAAGACGAAATGTGCGATTTCGCGCCCGAAGGACTATCAAGCGGACGTTCACCGGATCGGCTCGATGCGCTGGTTTGGGCCTTGGGTGAGCTAATGCTTAATGCAGATCGAAAGCCGCGTATCCGCCGCTTCGGTTAAAGCATAATCCGACCGCAGTGAAACGAGGATCGATAAGATTATGCTTGGAAAAAAGGGTTTGAAACGCGCCGAACTGATTCAATCAGTTGGAAACGCGCTCTAAACATTCAGAGAAATTGGAGAGCCAATATATGGCGTGGAACTGGCCGTGGCGCAGAAGTGCCGCGAATGCGCCCTCGCATTCTTATGACGGGCGGCAGACCAAGATGGCGAACGGCTTCGTGGCCTTGCATATGGAACGTGGACCTTCGTGGATTGCGCGCGATTATACATCGCTCGCCCGCGAAGGGTTCATGCGCAATCCGGTGGCGCATCGATGCGTAAGGTTGATCGCAGAGGCAGCAAGCAATGTGCCGTGGTTGCTTTATGAAGGGACCACCGAACATGAGATACATCCATTGCTCGATCTCATTGAAAAGCCGCAGGGTGGATTGGATGGCAGCAGTTTCTTTGAGCGGCTTTACGGCCATCTGCTGATTTCCGGCAATGCTTATGTGGAGCGTGTCGATTTGCCGAGCGGTCGCATGGAATTGCACCTCCTGCGTCCAGAGCGCGTAACCCTTGAAACGTCGAGCGATGGCTGGCCACAGTCGTTGGTTTATCGTTCGGGTAACGCAAGCAGAGCAGTATCGCTTTCTGGATCGGATGCCTCCGGGCTGCATCTCAAATTGTTTCATCCGCTCGACGATCATTATGGATTTCCTCCGCTGGAAGCGGCCCTTATGGCGCTCGATATTCACAATGCGGCTGGTGCCTGGAACAAGGCATTGCTGGACAATTCAGCACGCCCTTCGGGTGCGCTGGTTTATGCGCCCAAAGATGGTTGCAACCTCACAGAAGAGCAGTTCGAGCGGCTGAAGGTGGAACTGGAAGAGGGGTATACGGGTGCATCGGGCGCAGGACGACCGTTACTACTTGAAGGGGGTCTCGACTGGAAAGCCATGGGCTACAGCCCGCAGGACATGGATTTCATGGAAGCAAAGAATGGTGCCGCGCGTGACATCACTCTGGCTTTTGGGGTGCCGCCGATGCTGCTCGGCATACCGGGCGACAATACATATGCCAACTACGCGGAAGCCAATCGCGCCTTCTATCGCTTGACGGTACTGCCGCTGATCAACCGCACCGCCAAAGCACTTGGCTGCTGGCTTGGACCCTTATTTGGGGATGATCTGAGGCTGGAGCATGATCCCGACCGGATTGAAGGTCTGTCACTTGAGCGCGAGTCGTTATGGCGGCGCGTCTCGGAAGCTTCATTCCTGAGCGACGATGAAAAACGTGATGCGGTTGGCTATCAGCCGCGTGCAGACAGGAGAACGCCATGAGCAATCTGAGCGAAACTGTTCTGACTTCTGATGCCACATTGGTGTGGTTTGCAAAAATCGCAGGTGCTGTGGCTGGCTCTGCAGTTTCACTGGCTTACATGCTGCCAAACGGCAAACGCGAGGCGGCAATCCGTTTTGCAGTCGGTATCATATGCGGCATGGTTTTTGGCGGTGCGGCCGGGGTGAAAATCGCCGAAACTCTTTCCTTACAGGCTCTTCTTGGTCGCGCGGAACTAATGCTGATGGGATCAACTGCTGCAAGCCTTGCTGCATGGTCAGCACTCGGCATTCTCAAGCGTTTTGCTGAACGTGCCAAGCAGGCATCGCTACCTGGAATTCCATTTTCTGAGAGGAGCAGGAATGGCAAACCCTAAGTTCAACCTTGAAACCAAGCGTGCCTCTCTTGCTTTGGAAGAGGTTGAAATCGACGGCAGTTTTTCAGGCTATGCCAGCATCTTCGGTCTGCCTGATCTCGGCAATGACGTTCTTGATAAAGGCGCCTTTGCAAAATCGCTTTCATCGCGCAGGCCATCCGGTGTGCGTATGCTCTGGCAGCATGATGCGGCCGAGCCGATAGGCGTTTGGACCGATATCAGGGAGGATGCGCGCGGGCTTTATGTCGAGGGCAGACTTGCAAAAGGTGTGACGAGGGCACGTGAAGCGCTTGAGCTAATGCGCGCGGGTGGACTTGACGGGTTGTCGATAGGTTTTCGCACAGTCAAGGCGCGCAAGGATACGCGTTCCGGCTTACGGCACATTGTTGAAGCAGATCTCTGGGAAATCTCGGTGGTTACGTTTCCGATGCTGCCACAGGCGCGGATTAATAATCTCAAGGCGGATTTGCCAACAGTCAGACAGTTTGAACGCTGGCTCACGCGGGATGCGGGGCTGAGCCGTTCCGCTGCGCGCACGGTGATAGCAAAAGGCTATGCGGCGCTTGCAGCTTTTCACGACAGGGACGGGCGGGAAGCCAACCAGTCAGGCGATGCAGGTCTCGCAAAGCGTATGCGCGCCGCCTGCAAGATGATTTCACTTAAATAAACAGGATCAAAATGAAAAATATCAATGCAATCCCGCTCGAAACCAAGAGCGTGGAAACGAAGGCGCTTGGCTCGAACCTCGGCAATGACGGCGATGTGTCGGAAGCTTTCGACGAATTCATGACAGCATTCTCGGCCTTTCGTGAAGCCAACGATGAACGCCTGAAGAAGGTAGAAAAAAGTACTGATGTTGATGTGCTTTTGCGCGAAAAGGTTGACCGCATCAATCGAGCGCTCGACGAACAGAAACAGGCGCTTGATCAATATGTGCTGAAAAATGCACGCCCGCCGATGGGCAAGAATATGCCTTTGGCGAATGTTGAACATAAACAGGCTTTCGACGGCTATGTCCGCCGCGGCGATGAACAGGCACTGCGTGGCATTGAGCTGAAAGCACATTCTTACGCTTCTGGCCCTGATGGCGGATATCTTGTTCCGGCGGAACTTGAAACGGAAATCGGTCGCCGGCTTGCAGTGCTTTCTCCTATCCGTGGCATTTCGAGCGTACGCCAGGTTTCAGGGGCTATTCTGAAAAAGCCATTCTCGGTCAGTGGTCCTGCCACGGGCTGGGTCGGTGAAACTGATGCGCGTCCACAGACTGCATCGGCAAAGCTTGCCGAACTACAGTTCCCGACTATGGAAATCTACGCCATGCCTGCGGCGACCTCATCGTTGCTCGACGATTCTGCAATCAATGTCGAACAGTGGATTGCCGAGGAAGTGGAAACAGCCTTTGCTGAACAGGAAGGGGCTGCTTTCATCACCGGAAACGGTGTGAACAAGCCAACAGGCTTCCTGAACTACGATACGATTGAAGATGCCAGCTGGGCATGGGGCAAGATTGGCCATATCGCAACAGGCGTTGCTGGCGCTTTGCCTGCGGCGAACCCTTCCGATAAACTCATTGAACTTATCTATGCGTTGAAAGCTGGTTATCGTCAGAACGCCAATTTTGTCATGAACCGTAAGACACAGAGCGTGTTGCGCAAGCTGAAAGATGCTGACGGTAATTATCTCTGGCAGCCGCCTGCAGCTGTCGGCGAAAAAGCGTCTCTGATGGGCTTTGGTCTGGTTGAGGCCGAACATATGCCAGACATTGCCACTGGCGGTACTCCAATTGCTTTTGGTGATTTCGAGCGTGGCTATCTGGTGGTAGATCGGATTGGTGTGCGTGTTTTACGTGATCCATATTCTGCCAAGCCATATGTGCTGTTCTACACCACCAAGCGTGTTGGCGGCGGTATACAGGATTTCGATGCCATCAAGCTTCTGAAATTCGCAGCCTAATACATATGACAGCGGTTTGGCTGTCACTTTTTACAGTCCATTTCAAGACAACCCTGCTGATTTTTGCAGCTAGATTCAGTGCGTGAACACGGTGAATCTTTTTCTGGGCTGTCATGCGTAACTGTCTGATTTGAGAGTTATTTTAAGGGGAAAATAAATGACAATGTTTCTTGTCACGCCACCGGCGCTCGAGCCAGTGACGGTCGCCGACGCGCGCGCATTTTTACGAATTTCCACAGAGAGCGAAGACGACATCTTGCGTCGGCTGATCAAGACCGCACGTGAGCTTGTCGAAGCCGAAACGGGTCTGGCACTTATCGATCAGACCTGGCGGTTACGCGTGGATCGCTGGCCGCGTTCCGGTCGTCTGGCTCTTTTCAAGTATCCGGCGAAAGCGGTGACAGCTGTGGTTGCCTATCAGCCTGACGGCAGTGCTATCAGCATGGAACCGGAAGAGTTTATGCTCCAGCACGGTCATCGTCCACAGCGCGTGTATATGGCGCAATATCCTGATGCGCAGTCGTTTTGTGGTCTTGAAGTGGATTTCATTGCCGGGTTTGGCGAAACAGGCGTTGAAGTGCCAGATGCCATCAAGCAGGCAATCCTCACGTTGACTGCCCACCTTTACGAAAACCGTGCTGGCTTGGACAACAAGCAGTCGGAACTGCCGCCGATGGTTGGTCAGATGGTGGATAGCTGGCGACGCATATCCCTATGAACAATGTGCTGTTTATTGATCCGGGACAGCTCACAGCAGAGCTGGCCCTGGAGGCAATGCATCCGGTTGCTGATGGCATGGGTGGTTATAATGAAACATGGTCGGAAGTAGCCACAGTTTGGGGGCGTATCGAACCCATATCAAGCAATCAGAGAGATTTCGGCATCCGTCCACGTCCAGAAATAACGCATCGTATTCTGGTGCGCTATCGCGCTGATATTTCGTCCGATCAGCGTTTTCGCAAAGGCGGGCGCCTCTTTGTGCTCCGCTCGGTGCACGATCCGGATGAAAGCAGACGCTACCTCATCTGTCTGGCTGTGGAGGAGGGGCGATGAATGTGGCCATGAAGCTCACCTTTCAAGGTCTTATACGCGCGCTTCGCTTCAAACAGACCGCGCTGCGTGAAGATATTGCGACTGGACGACTGGTTGCCCGGCGCAAAACTGAAAAATCCAGCGGGGATCAAAATGAAGAATGGCGCGAGCGCTTTACAGAAGGCACTTTATGAAGCCTTGAAGAATGACGACGAACTCATTGAAACTTTGGGCGGCGAACACGTTTACGACCATGTTCCGCCTAAGACGCCCTTTCCATATATCACGTTGGGTGAAACGCTGAGCAAGGACTGGAGCACGTCAAGTGAACCAGGTGGCGAGCATTTTCTGAATATCCAGATATGGGCGCGTGAGGCCGGGCGCAAACGCGTGCTTGATATTGCAGGGCGCATAGCCACGCGGCTGGACGAGGAGCCGCTGGAAGTGGATGGCCATCGCGTTGTGAACTTCATGCTGACCGAGGTTTTGGCCCGCAACACCGATGGGTTCGGCAGCTATCTGGGCACCATGCGATATCGCGCTGTGACTGAACCCGCAGATTAATCTGACCCATTCAAATCTTTAGTTATTCGCCTTTCCGGCTGTAAGCCGCTGTTCGCGTTTGCTGGAAATGCTCAAATCAAGGATCGATATATGGCAGCTCAACGCGGCAAGGATATCTTGCTGAAAATCGCAGCCGGTGAAACTGCGTTTGAAACCTGCGCGGGCTTGCGCACGAAACGCATCGCTTTCAATGCTGAAACAGTGGATGTTACGGATGCTGATGCGGCTGGCCGCTGGCGGCAACTATTGGCTGGAAGCGGTGTGCAACGCGCTTCGGTCAGCGGATCGGGCATTTTCAAGGATGCAGCTTCGGATGCTTTGATCCGTAGTCTCTTCTTCAATGGCGAAATCCGCAACTGGCAGATCGTGCTGCCGGACTTCGGCACTGTTACGGGATCGTTTCAGATCGTGGCGCTCGAATATGGTGGCAATCATGATGCTGAAGTCACTTTCGAAATTGCGCTGGAATCGGCAGGGCTGATTGCTTTTGGAGAGGCTCTATGATGGTCAACCGCCATCGCGGAGAGGTTGCGGCAAAACTAGATGGTCGCGACTGGACACTCTGCCTTACACTTGGCGCGCTTGCCGAGCTGGAAGCAGCCTTTGCAGCCGACAATCTTTCAGACCTTATCGCACGCTTTTCGACATGGCGACTTGCGGCTAATGATATGCAGCGCATCATCTGCGCGGGCCTGCATGGGGGCGGTCATAATGTGAGTTATGACGATGTCGCAGAAATGCGCGCCGATGGGGGTGCCGCAGGGTTCGCATATATCGTTTCAGCACTACTGACCGCAACATTCGGGAGCACTGAAACGCCGGAAAGCGATTCCACGTCAAACCCTTGAGTGCCGCAGGGTTCGCATATATCGTTTCAGCACTACTGACCGCAACATTCGGGAGCACTGAAACGCCGGAAAGCGATTCCACGTCAAACCCTTGAGTGCCGCAGGGTTCGCATATATCGTTTCAGCACTACTGACCGCAACATTCGGGAGCACTGAAACGCCGGAAAGCGATTCCACGTCAAACCCTTGAGTGCCGCAGTTGAATCAGATCCTTCACATCAACCCTTTCCGTGGGATGAGGTGATGCGTGCAGGATTTGGTTTGCTGCGGCTGTCCTCAAATGACTTTTGGGCTTTGACCCCGCGTGAGTTTGCTGCCGCCCTCGGGCCAGTATCGCGCAACTCACATGCCCCGTCGCGTGCGGCCCTCGATGCGCTCATGCACGCTTTTCCCGACAGGTAATTTAAATGACAGATGAAACTGTAACCGTTTCCGTTGAGGCGGATACGAGCGCGTTCGATCGCGCGTTAACCGATCTTGAAAAGCGCTCGTCAAGCTTCGGCTCCAACCTCAGTTCGGCACTCAAAAGCGCAATCGTATCCGGCAAGGGGCTGGAGGATGTGCTGCGCGGTCTCGCAAGCAGTCTGGCCGGGTCGGCGCTTTCTGCCGGACTTCAGCCGTTACAAAATTTGGGGTCGTCTCTCATGTCGGGGGTAATGACAGGCATTCGTGGCATCATGCCATTTGCCAAAGGCGGCGTGGTTTCCAGCCCGACTTATTTTGGCATGGGAAACGGCTCGCTGGGCCTAACCGGAGAAGCCGGTGCTGAAGCCATTCTACCGCTTGCACGCGGTGCCGATGGCAGTCTGGGGGTCGCAACGGGAGGCAATGCAGGCAAGCCTGTGCAGGTTGTCTTCAATATGTCTTCGCCTGACGCTTCCTCATTCCGCAAATCCGAAGCGCAGCTTTCAACAATGTTGGCGGGTGCAGTACGCCGCGGCGCTCGGAGACTGTGAGATGGAAGTTTTTCACGATGTAAGGTTTCCACTTGGTGTCTCTTTTGGATCAACCGGCGGGCCCGAATGGCGTAATGAAATCGTCACGCTCACCTCTGGAATGGAAAAGCGAAATGCGCGTTGGGCGCATTCCCGACGCCACTTTGATGCGGGTACGGGCCTGCGTTCGCTCGACGATCTGAAAACAGTGCTGGCCTTCTTCGAGGCTCGGCATGGTTCGCTCCATACATTCCGTTTTCGCGATCCATTCGATTTTTCATCTGCTTCGGGCAGTGCTGCACCATCGCCATTCGATCAACGGATTGGAGTGGGTGATGGCGCTGGCGTGACGTTCCAGCTCATCAAGCACTATGAAAACTATGATCGCCCGATTACGCGGCCCGTTAGCGGATCGGTGCTGATTGGCGTCAATGGTGTGCGGCTTGCGGAAGGCGAAGCGTTCACGCTCGACAGTGCATCTGGTCGCGTGACGTTTAAGTCAGGCTATGTGCCTCCCGCGGGTGCTACCGTGACCGCTGGCTTTCTGTTCGATATCCCAGTGCGCTTCGATACCGACAGGCTTATGGCCAGCATTGCCTCATTTCAGGCAGGTGAGATTCCTTCAATTCCGATCATCGAGGTCAAGGCATGATCCCTGTTCCCGCAGCGCTTGAATCACATTTGAAGGGCGAAGTTACAACGCATTGCTTTGCCTGGCTTATAAGACGTTCAGACAATGCGGTTCTTGGCTTCACAGACCATGATCGTGACTTGATCGTGGACGGAGTTTCCTGCGAACCGCTGACTGGTCTGAACAGCAGTGAAGCCACAACCGCATTGGGGCTTTCTATAGCGGGCGGTGAGGTCGAAGGAGCTCTGTCTTCAACGCGCATCAGTGATGTCGATATTGAGCAGGGCTGCTATGACGCTGCGGTTCTCGAAAACTATCTCGTCAACTGGACAGGCCCTGATCAGCATATGCTTTTGCGGCGCTGGACCGTTGGAACGATCAGTCGATCAGGCGGCCGATTTGTCATGGAACTGAAAGGCGCAGCGGCTGCTTTCGATGCCGTTTGTGGCCGCCGTGTCCTGCGTCAATGCGATGCTGTTCTAGGCGACAGACGCTGTGGCGTGAATCAAAGTGATCCGCGGTTCACTGCATCTGGATCAGTCACTTTTGCCGATGGTGCGGCGATGACGGTCGCGGGACTTGAAGGATTTGCAAGTGAGTGGTTTGCGCAAGGTCTGCTGACATGGACGAGTGGCAAAAGCACGGGGAAAGCAATTCGTGTTCTGGGGCATAGTGGCAATAGCCTGCGTCTGATCGAACCGCCCATTCTGCCGGCGGAAGCTGGGGACACGTTTCGCATCGTTGCGGGCTGCGACAAGAGCTTTCCCACCTGCAAGTCGAAGTTTGGAAATGGCGCAAATTTTCGCGGTTTCCCACATCTCCCCGGCAATGATGCCGCCTTCTCTTATGTCAGTGGTGGTAATGAATACGACGGAAGTGTGTTGGTGCCATGATGGTTGTCGAGAGAGTTTTGAGTGAGGCTGAAAGCTGGATCGGGACCCCTTATCGTCACGGCGCATCAACGCGAGGTGTGAGCTGCGATTGTCTCGGACTGGTGCGTGGTATCTGGCGGGCGCTTTATGGCAACGAACCCGAAAATCCCGGAACCTACGCGCCGGACTGGGCGGAGGCCGCATTGGGCGATCTGCTTATCGAAGCGGCGCAAAGACACATGAGCGCGCGCATCAGCAATGTTCCTCAACCGGGAGACTTGGTCATCTTCCGCTGGCGTGCAGATGTGGCAGCAAAGCATCTTGGTATCATGGCTCGGGAGAACCGCTTCATCCATGCCTATGAAGGGCATTGCGTGATGGCGTCGTCCCTCGTGTCGCAATGGCGCAAGAGGATTGCCAGCGTTTTTATCTTCCCAGAAATGAAAGTTTGAACAATGGCGACTATCGTTCTGCAAGCGGTCGGTGCTGCCGTTGGTGGCATTTTTGGCCCTGTGGGAGCAGCGATCGGTGCTGGTCTTGGCGCAATGGGTGGCTACGCTGTCGACACGGCAATTATCAATTCGACGCGTCACATGGAGGGTGCGCGCCTGAATGGTGGTCGTGTGGCAACGGCTGAAGAGGGCGCCGCACTTCCCTTTGTTTACGGAACTGCCCGTCTTTCAGGCACGTTGATCTGGGCGACGCGGTTCGAGGAAAAGAAAACGACCGAACGGCAGGGCGGCAAAGGTGGCCCCAAAGTGACCAGCTATAGCTATTTCGGCAATGCGGCCTATGCCATTGCTGAAGGCGAAATTGCAGGTATCCGTCGTGTCTGGGCTGATGGTCAGGAGCTTGATCTCACTGAAATTGACATGCGTATCTATCCTGGTACGCAGGAACAACAGCCAGATCCCTTGATTGAGGCCAAACAAGGTGCAGGTAATGCACCTGCTTATCGCGGCACCGCTTATGTGGTGTTTGAGCGTATTCCACTCGATGTATACGGAAATCGTCTGCCGCAATTCCAGTTTGAAGTCATGCGACCGGTTGGCAAGCTGGCGCGTGATGTGCGTGCCGTAGCGCTCATTCCGGGATCAACTGAATTCGGTCTATCGCCAAGCCCCGTCAGCGACAGGCCGTTTCCCGGCGAAATCCGTACGCTCAATCGCAATGCCAAACGCGGTCGCAGCGATTGGACAATCGCGATGGATGAGCTGCAAATGCTCTGCCCGAACCTGCGCCACGTGGCAATTGTTCTGCCATGGTTTGGCAATGATCTGAGGGCAGGCACGTGCAGTATACTCCCGGGCGTTACCCATCAAAGTTCCTTGTCATCAAGCCAGACATGGAAAGTCGAGAATCTCACGCGTGCTGATGCGCACCTTATTTCAACCAGCGGTGAAGGCGCTGCTTATGGCGGCACGCCTTCTGACCAGAGTGTGGTCGACGCTATTCGCGATGCCAAAGCACGAGGCCTTAAAGTTACCCTATACCCGTTCATCATGATGGACGTGCCTGCTGATAATCAGTTGCCATCACCCTATGGTGGTGTTGGACAATCCGTCTATCCATGGCGCGGACGTATCACCTGCCATGTTGCAACAGGCATGGCTGGTTCGCCGGATAAGACGATTGAAGCAGGAAATCAGGTAGAAGCTTTCGTCAACGGAACATGGGGTTACAAGCGTTTTCTGAATCACTGTGCCAATCTTGCGGTGCAAGCTGGCGGTGTTGATGCCTTTTTGCTTGGCTCAGAACTTCGTGGTCTAACCAGCATCCGCGACAGTCGCGAAAGCTTTCCGTTCGTCACTCATCTTTGTGCGCTTGCCGCTGAAATGCGTCAAAAGCTGGGAAGCGCTTGCCGTATAACCTATGGTGCCGATTGGACCGAGTATTTCGGCTATCAGACTCAGGATGGAACCGGCGATCTGTTCTTCAATCTTGATCCGCTATGGGCACATCCGGCGGTGGATGCGATTGGCATTGACAACTATATGCCGCTTGCCGATTGGCGCGATGGCGATTTTGATGGTGGCAATCCCGATGGTTTCGAAGGCCCCTATGATCTTGCTGGTTTGACAGCCAGCATCGAAACGGGTGAGGGCTTCGACTGGTATTATGCGAGCAATGAAGATCGTGTTGCTCGCGTTCGTACACCAATTAGTGACGGGCTTGCAGGGAAGCCATGGGTCTATCGCTATAAGGACATCCGCGCGTGGTGGAGCAATCCGCATCATAATCGCATCAACGGGGTGGAAGTGCCCGGACCGACAGCCTGGATGCCGCAATCAAAGCCCATCTGGTTTACTGAACTTGGGTGTCCGGCAGTAGACAAAGGCCCGAACCAGCCAAATGTCTTTCCCGATCCCAAATCATCGGAAAATGCGACGCCCTATTTCTCGAATGGTTCGCGCGCCGATATCGGTATGGATCGTTTCATACGCGCACATTTCCGACACTGGCCTGAAAATAATCCAGTCTCGTCTGCCTACGGTGGACCGATGCTGGATATGGATCGTATCTATCTGTGGTCCTGGGATACGCGACCATTTCCTGAATTTCCGCTGAAAGGTGATGTGTGGGGAGATACCCCGAACTGGCGACTTGGTCATTGGCTTAACGGTCGCATTAGTGGCGTTGCGCTTGATGAACTGATAGCGGCCATACTGGCAGATTTTGGCTTGGAACCCGCCGATACTGCTGCCGCTGATGGCCATCTGACTGGTTTCGTAATTTCTGAACCGTCAACAGCCCGTGGTGTACTGGAGCCTCTTATGAACGTGTTCGGCGTGCATGGATTTGAGCAGGCAGGCAAGTTTGTATTCCGAAGTATCGCGCGTGCGGCTCCAGCGCTTGATGTGGCGCATATGCTGGTCGAGCCACAGGATGGCGAAGCGTTGAGTGCTGTTCTCGACGATCAAGGCGATTTACCTGCTGTGGCGGAGCTGTATTGCAATGATCCGCTGCGCGACTTTCAGGTGACGGGTGCTTCTGTGCGACGGGACACGGGGCAAGGTACAGAAAGCATCAGCCTGTCCGGTTCTATGGAAGCGGGGCAGGCGACGGCTCTTGCTGAGAGCTGGATGGCGCGCCGCTATGCTGAACGGCGGACAGCAAGTTTCTCGCTACCTTGGTCTGAGGCAGCACTTCACGTTGGCGATCGTGTCCGGCTTGATGTCTTGGGCGGCGGGCGCAACTATGTCGTATCGACGTTGGAAGACGGTGAAGTACGGGCTGTCAAAGCCGTAGCCCTTGCGCCGAACGTCGTGTTTGCAGACAGAGGTGAAACTCCACGGCTTCCGCCGGGAAAGCCGGTTTCCGATATGAAGCCAATTTTCCATCTTATCGATCTGCCGCTTTGGCCGAGCGCGGAAGATCCAGCTGGCCAGTTCCGTGTTGCCTGCCATGCCAAGCCATGGCGAGGTGTCGCGACCTACGCTTCGCCGTCTGACAACGGTTTTGCGGAACGCAGCTTAATCGGCGAGCGCGCTGTGGTGGGTGAACTGACAAAGCCTCTTAAGGGCTCACCGAGCGGACGTTTGATCGACGGGCGCGCAATAGAGCTTGTACTCTACTCAGGCGAACTGGGAGCAAAACCATTTGCGCAAATCCTGAACGGGGCCAACACAGCATTTCTGAAATCGCCCGATGGAAAATGGGAAGTTTTTCAATTTCTTGAGGCGGAGGAAATCGGGCAAAACCGTTGGCGATTGAGCAGGCTTTTGCGCGGGCAGCTTGGCACAGAAATGGCAAGCCTCAATGAAAAACCAGTTGGTACTCCATTTGTCTTGCTCGATGGTGGGGTGCAGAGCATTGGATTGCAAGCTTCCGAAATAGGACTGGAACTCAACTGGCGCATAGGGGCGGCGGGCAAGTCATTTTCGGATGAATTTTTTGACTCAGTGAAAATTGTCGGAGGCCTACAAGCGCTGAAGCCTTTAAGCCCGGTACATCTCAAGGTTGATCGGCTCAATAATGGCGACTTGTCTTTTCACTGGATCAGACGAGGGAGGGTCGATGCTGATAACTGGATGGGTGCAGATATTCCGCTCGGTGAAGAGAGTGAACTGTATCAGGTGGAAGTCTGGCAGTCCGGTGCGCTTGTACGGAATGCACGTGTGCAGGCTTCATCGTGGAAATATTTCAATGCAGAGCGCCTTGCCGAACTCAGTGCCAATGAATTCCAGATCCGGGTTGCAATGGTGAGCACGAAAACTGGAACTGGAGATTTTGCATCGCTCAATATTTCAAACATTGTGTGAAAATCAGAAAGGAAAACTCATGACTGAAGATAAGCCTTGGTATCTTTCTCGCACCGTTTGGGCGGGTTTTGTCGCTCTGTTTTTATCGTTGGCGGGTGCTATTGGTCTGATCAGCGATACGGTCGATCAGGGTGCTCTGACTGATGTATTGCTGCAACTTGCTACCGCGATTGCTGGTCTCATCGCTATTTTTGGTCGTATAGGGGCAACTTCGCGCATTTCATAATTTTATAAAGCGTGATAGCAAAGTTTTGAAAAGTGATATCATCTCGAAACGTTGACGGATGTTTCAGATAATATTATGTATAAAAACAACAATTTAGAATAGCTTTGGTTACGTCAGTGTGGTTGAGGCTATTTTAAGAGCTTAATTTCCTTTGTGTCGAAAAGCAGGGCGTATCGTTCATGCATCGTTCAGCTGAGAGGCGCTATATAAGGGACATGATGAAACAGAACCCTGCTCTCAAAATATTCGCGCTTCTGGCCGTTAGCATTGGTCTGTTGCCGGTTGCTGCCGGTGCATTGCCAATTGCTTCTCCACAGAAGTCTAATCTTCTGGTTGCCGCTGCTGGCGATTGTGCCGCAGTGGGCGAACAGGTTGCTGCCTCACAGGGTGGCCAGTTGGCCAAGGCAACGCCGACCACGCAGAATGGACGCGCCATGTGTGTGGTCGTGGTGTTGGTACCTGGCCGTGATGGCGAACGCCCGCGCCGCGTAGAAGTAGCAGTCCCCGCACAGTAA